GTGGCTAGGAGATCAGATATATGTCTAATCATAATAGCCTAGAAATACACAACGCAATGACGTACTACCGACGGTTGTTTTACGACATCCATTGGTTGTATGGGCCCAAGCAGAAGGAGTGGGAGAGAGATCTCGCCCGCTTACTTCATGCTCTGGAGGCTAACGGGCTCTGGTTGAGCTGCGTTGACCTACCAGCTTCCGCCAAGCATTTTGATCGATGCTTGGATCAAGGCTTCTTCGCCCCATCCAAGGGAGCGCTGTTGCGCTCTCAAGGTCGGGGTGTAGTGCTTCCTCTTTTCTTGGGGGAGCTCTACAAGGAAGTCTTTGAGAAGGAAGGCGAACTTAGGCAAGATGCTTCAATCACGGCTATCGTAGCGATACGACAGGTCTACCTGGGGCTCAAGAAACTCGAGCTACCATGTAAAGAAAGGAGCATACAGGATGCTGTCCAAGAATTCCTGGACATCGAACCGACGCTTCGCCGCCCTACTCTTCAGTGGGGCTTACCTGACCTTAATCATCACAGTAATGTTACTTTTTGTGATGACTATTACGTCCGGTATGGCAGCGAAGGCTTCTACGCAGGACTCGACGACTCGATCAAAGATCGAGCTGAAGAATGTCTGCTTGGAAGCCTTACGATATTGCACAGAGTGTGCGACATCGTCTCGGCCCTGCTCGGAGACCTACATAGTGAGGTCGACACCGAGTTACCTAAGCATGGACCCGGTGCCGTTTCCAATCTACGGAGGGGAGAGGATAAATACTCTTTCCCTCAGTGGTCAGAACGGCTTGAGGCCATATTCCCCTACTCTCGGTATGCAGCAGCCAACGAAGGCATACTGCACGAAGATAGTAGAGACCTGTCTGGGGCTGAAAATAGCTCCAGACTCATCTGTGTTCCAAAGACGCTCAAGGCTCCTAGGCTTATCGCCGCAGAGCCGGTTGAGAATCAATGGTTACAGCAACTGGTGAGAAACCAGTTGGAGTCGCGACTCAAGAAGACGCCGCTAAGTTCCTCTGTTGCATTTAACGATCAAACGTTAAATCAAAAAGGAGCTTTGTACGGGTCTGAGAATGGCTGTTACGCCACTATCGACTTGAGCTCGGCTTCCGATAGATTATCGTGCTGGACAGTTGAGCGAGTATTTCGCAAGAATGCGAGTATACTCGAACGACTGAACGCCGTACGATCTTCGAAGGTCGAAGGTAAGTTGCTTAAGGAGCCTTTAGAGCTCGCAAAGCACTCTACCATGGGGTCGGCTGTTACCTTCACGGTACAGTCGATTGTATACGCGTGTGTATCAATCGCCGCAGTTCTTGCTTTTTCCGGCAAGAAGGTGACGATTAAGAGCATACGCGAGGCCACGGATGAAGTCCAAGTCTTTGGGGACGATATCATTGTCCCCACCGAAGTGGTCCATCTCGTAGCGGATATCCTAAAATACCTAGATCTAAAGGTAAATTGGGACAAGACTTACACGGGAAGACATTTCCGTGAAAGTTGTGGTGTTGACGCGTTCGCAGGACACGATGTGTCTCCTGTTTACACTAAACACCTTCCTTCTACGAACGTCACCGACGGTAAGGTTTCGTCTATCGTCCAAACTTCAAATAACCTACATAATAAAGGTTACTGGACGCTAGCTAGCCTTTTTAAAGAGTCACTGATGGAACAGGATAACCTGATTCCAGTGGTTTCTCACACGTCGGGTCTCTTTGGATATACTTCATTTACAGGGTTTGTCGAACCCCGCTATTGGCGGTGGAACGACAAACTCCACAAAGTGGAGTATAAAGTGTTACAACCCGTTAAGAAGGTTGATCACATCGAAAGAGACAACCATACCAATCTGCTTCAGTATTTTCTTGAAGCTCCGGATCCACTCCAGGCGAAAGCCTCGTGGCATGCGGGATACAAAAGGTATGGTCGCGTTCTTCTACGCGTGGGGTGGCACTCGCTCGAATCGGTTCAATAGAGCCGTTT